TGCGGATGTATTAACTTCAATCATGCACCTGCGCGCTTTGGCACCTCTTTCGCCTGAGTGCCTCAGAGTTTTTCCGAGGAATCTTTCATTACATTCGTAACCTAGAACTTTCTTGGAATACTGTTCTTCTGAACCTCCGAAAAACCATGATGCAGTCAAGGCATGAATGTCATGTGAGTCATATCGCGCGAGCATTACATAATCACGCGCGAGAAGGGAACATACACGAGCTTCCGCTTGCGATGAATCAAGTTGGATGAATATTCGGTTATTCATTTTCCTTGTAAAAATTATCTAAAAATTCTTTAGCTTCCTTTGGAAATCTTGCTTCAAATCCAAATTCTAATATCAGAATAATATCAATTAGTTTAGTATGTAATCTTTTGAAATCTTCTATTACAAAATTGTCCATTACTCCCTTTAATCGAGATTTCATTTCATCAATAGAACGTTCAGAAATACTCATACAGGAACATACATCGATCGAATATCAGCACCAATATCTCCATGTTTCGTTAACGTTTGAAATGCCGTCCCCATTGCTCTCTTCTTTTTCTTACCATCTTCATCTCTAATTTCTATATATGGACGAATTGGTGGTTCTTGCTGTCCATTAGAACTTCGACCTGTTTCAAGACAAGGGAAACAAGTAGTTTTCATTCTTCCATCATAATCAGGAATGGCTAGGAGATATGTAGAAATAGTCTTACGAACGCGCCTGCCTTCAAGTATAAGTTCTACTATTCGTCTATGTTCAGTATTCGTGAATCCCTTTAAATTAAGTAATGACGTTAATTCTTCCTCTCCAGTCCCCGCTCTTTCCGGCAATTTCAATATTTGAAAAAGAAGTACAGCTACTTGTTTAGGAGAGTTGACGTTTACTTCAACTCCTGTTAGTTGATACAATTCATAGGAAATACGTTCATCCCATTCTACATATTTTTGAATTAATTCTAATCTTCGATTTTCATCAATTGAAAAGCCGTTTTGCTCAATTTCTAAATAGAAATCGGGTAATTTAAGAAGGAAGTTTTCATAGAATTCTCTTTGATTTAATTCATCTAAATCTGCATCCATCATTAAATCAACTTCACAAGTCACGCACGCATCTTTTCCACAGCCAATGAATAAGTCTTTCAATTCACCTTCATACATTCCTTCATCTTTGTAGAAAGGTTCCTCGGTATAAATTGAAGTATTGAATGCTAATCCTTTGGGTAATTCAGGATTAATCGCGAATGCTTTGAGCATTGTATCTCCGTGTATTCGTTTGATTGCAAAACCAAGGCGTTGTATTTTATCCCTATCATAGTTAAAATTCTGACCGTGAACTTCATGATTCCAAAGAATATCAGACAGAAGTTGCCAAATAGAAGAAAGATCAGAAGTTGGAATTGAACTAATTCCATCTTTATTCCAGAGAGGTATTACGATCGAATGATAAGGATTAAACGCGATACCTACACAGATAGGAAGACAATGGCCTCCTGCTTCAATATCTACCCATACAGGGCGAAGATGACGATAATGATGATAAAAAGACAAAAGATGAGAACTGTCACGACAGATTTCAATATGTCTTTGTGGAAGACGAAGTTCAGAAAATGCGCTCTGTCTCTTCGCGCGCTTTAAGTCTGCAATCATTACCTGTCTATTCCAATAACCTTTAAATTCACCACCTTTAGCGGAATGTAGTAGGTGAGCAGGATGATAAGTAGAAAGACATTTATGACCCAATCCCCACATTATTGATCCGCGATAATTTGTAATCTTGTTCTTCCCTGTAAGAGCCCATAATGCAGTTCCCCCAAGACCGATTATGATATTTGGCTTTATTTGATTTATCTCAATTTGGAGTTCAGAAAGTTGTTGATCAATGTCAATACCGACGGTCTTCGCCCGTATATGGAATGGAATTTTTTTATTACCTACATTAGCTGGAACCATATATTTCGAGACATTAGTTACCCAACATTCATCACGGTTGATTCCTGCATCTTTTAAGAGACGATTCAATTCAGCTCCAGATGGACCGACGAATGGTTTTTTCTGTCTTACTTCTTCATAAGAAGGGGCTTCGCCTAGAAGGACTATGGATGTATAGAAATTTCCTTGACCGGGTACGTAGTCCTCTATATTAGGCATCTTTCAATGTGGGTTTTTTGGGAAAATCATCTGTGTTAGGATTTCTTTCATCAATTCTATCAAGAAGTATTTTAGCTACATTCACATTTCTTACACAATGTGTACAAAAAGTATCATTTTCTGAATCTGAATTTGGGTTTATATCCTCTTACATCCCAATCAGCCCAAACCATATACATTCTATTAGGAATAGCATTTTCTAAAAATTTATTCATTGCTCGTATTCTACGAAGTAAATCCCTATATTTCTTTTCTTCTAATTTCATACTACCTCCAAAAACAAGGCGACCATGCGCGATTTGACGCGGTCTATCAACAGGTGAATTCGACCTACGAATCGCGCATGGTCTAGTCAGTTAACCTGTCCTATGTCCTAGTAGATTCCAGTTTGCGGGGGAAAACTGAAACTCTCCTCCCAGAAGATTAAACCAAAACAAGGATGATTAACTGATTTCTGTTTTGTGATGATTCTGGTTCCGGACTCGCACGATTAAATCGTGGCATTCTAACGCCCATCTTGCGTAGCTTCATAAAGAATACGCTCGGAGTCCACTAGCATTACCGGGTGCCATGACCAAATCATCACCGAATAGCCCTGTACTTATGATTGATTCGATTCAACACTCGTCCTTCATACGTATCGTTTTCTACAAATGCATCTACTTCTTGTCCTTCTGCGGCTTTCAAGTTGTATCTTCCTGGCGCAACTTCTACTCCAAGCGCCTTCAGGAAACCTTCAATGAAAGCGCGCGCCTTTGGTTTGTCATTGAACTGAATTGTCACTGGAACTCCAGCGAATTCTACATCTCCATTATCTGCATTGTTCTTGATTGTGCATTCAACGAGACAATTATTTGAGTCCCCCGCTTTTGTTGGAGTCCAAGGTCCAACTGAACCTATCTGCAAGCGATACCATGCTGGTTGTACGATTTTGTTTCGGAGGAGATCGGATTCTGAGAACTCGATCATGGTCATGATGTTTTTACCTCAGTTGTGAACGGTGTTGTGGGTTGTTGTTTTGTTACGGGTTGAACAGAGGGAGACATCTCTATGATTGCCGGTTTAATCCATTTATCATATAACGGTTCATCATTGAACACAATTTCTTTAGAAAGAGGCAAAGCAGTTCTTGCGAAGTCGTCCCCTGTATGAGTTGTGAGAAGAGAATATTCGCCGCTAGTAGCTTCTGAGAAGGATTTCTTGATATTAAAATGATACACTTCTCCACAATATGCTGGAATTTTCGGTGCTACTCGCTTACCTGCTGTGATGATTGTGCGTGAAACATGAGTTGTATTACTTGTAGTATTTCTGTATTCGGCTTGAACTACATGCGCGATTAACACAATGTTCACTTTATGATACTTATGAATATCCTTAGTAAGTGCAATTAGTTCCTGAAGAGCTGATGACTCTGCGTTGTAATCTTCAATTTCATTTACTGCGATTCCTGCAATTAATTTACCAGCAGCCGCGCCTGATGATCGAGTTTTACCGTATTTTAGTTTTAATGTTTGACGAAGAGTCATGTCTGCCATACTGGTTAGGGAATCTAGGACTAAAGTCTTATATGGGCAGCGCGCTTGCAATGATTCTAATTTCTTCCGCGGTGCGTCCCAATCTTCATAATCATCGTATTCAATCTCACGTAGATTTATGCCCCACTTCTTTGCAGGTATTAGAATACCATTCATCTTTCTATCCCATGAGAACCAGTATTGGGGCCGAGGAAATGAGAGCGCGCAAGTGGACTTTCTTGTGCCTGGTTCACCTTTGTATAGACTATAAAGTATTGAGGGATCTTCTGCTTCAAGAGTTGGCATCTTCCACCTTAATCCCACCAACATTTTCAAAAGGTCTTCCGTCAATTATTACATATCCTCTTTCAATTTCAATTCTTTTCCCTTTAACTCGGTAGGGAAGTCCTAATGTATATACTGAATCCTCTGTAATTCCAGTTATAACTAACTTCTTGAATGACACATATTTCTCAATTGACATCGTGACTTTCCTCTCTTTCTGTATGTTGGAAGTGTTCTTCATTATCTAATATATGATTTACAAGACAGGCAGGACAACCTTGCCCGGAAAAGTGAGTTTTTCTCTCATTTAAATCCACAACTAAAAGAAGATATTCACGAGTTAATGAAAGACCACTTGAAATAAAAAGGGAATGTACTTGCTCCTCAAATTCCTTGTATGTCATCTTCCTTCCTCTTCCGTGGATCCATTGTTTTGAGTTCTAATTCTCTTTC